CTAGTTCTATGTATATCCCATCCATCAAAACCACCATAAGGTACCATTGTGAATTTTCTAGCATAAATCTTTTCATAATCAGTACCCTCAACATCAGCTTCAGTTCTGAATTCAGCATTACCTGTATCAAATTCATAAATTGGACTGTAAGTACCACCTGTATTATTTATTACAATTTCTACATTATCAATTGTTGCACCAGTAGCATCAATATCCATATGGAAACCTTTAGTAAGGCCAGTCCAAATTGTTAAATCTCCTTCTGGAATACCCTTATAATCAAAGAAATCTTGGTCAATCCCCTTAGACTCAGAAAGTCCTAAGTAAAATTTACGCTTATTTTCAAATGTACCATAAGTTTGTTTATATTCAATTGACGGTGTTTGTACAGATGTATTACTATTTGTTTGATAATCTCTAACTGGGAACCCTAAGAAACCAGCTGGAAATGCATCAGAAGTATCAGATTCTTCCTCTAATTCAACTAATATAAAATTAGACCTAGAAGCAAAATCACCATCAAGTGTTCCAATTCTCTTAGCAATATAGTTATTAGAAGTTGGGTCCATAGTACATCTTGTAAACCTTTCAAAAATTACTGGCTTCGCATCAGTATCACTGTAAGCTCTAACCTCAACATCAAATTCTTTATCAGATATTTTAATATTTTTAATTGAAATTTTAAATTGTTTATTTGCAGCATTACCATCAGAAATTGTCCAAAGTCTAAAAAGTCTAAGAAGGTTTGAACCTCTTAATTCAGAAACAACCCATGGAGTAACAGCTGGTTGGTATTCTTGTAAATAATTATCAAAATCATTATCATAATTTATAAGCGATGTAATATTAATACCTCTGATTTGTTCAGCATCATAATAGTCTTCAAACATCTTATCGAAAATTTCTTCAGAAAATAAAGCTGTTTGACCATCATCATTACCTCTACCAAGAACTCTTGGAAGATAATTCTTTTTACTTTTATCAAAAGATAAACTATAACTAAAAGCACCTTGAGATGTTGATGTACCAGTAATACCGAAATTACCCTTACCATCTGTAGCGGCAGCTGTTATACTACTACTAAATCCTATATCAGTAGAACCAGTTACTTGAGGTCTAACTATTTCATCAGAATCAACTGTAGCTCTACTTCTCAATAAACTTACAATTTTATTTTCTACATTAGCATATCCAGTACCAGCATACCATACAGTTGTACCAGAAGTTTCACCAGTCAATTGACCACCAAAATTACCAGTATTTATTACCCTTTGACTAATTGTTAAACCACTAAACGTATCTCCGTTCTTCTCATATACAGGCCCAATACTAGCGTCAACACCAACAACAGCTGTTGCTAAATAAGATAATTCAGTTGTTAATAACCCTCCATCCCAAAGAGATTGAAGTAACGGGTCAGAAGACACTAAATTAGTTATAACTGGAGTAGCACCAGTTGATGCTGAATATGAAATAATAGGATTAGCATCCGTCAGTCCACCACCTGGAGTAGTTAAAGTTGATTCATCCAAAGCTGCATCAAGAGTTATACCCCAAGATAATCCAGCATCGTAACCAGAAAACCCAAGAACCCTTGTTACGAATAATTGGTTGGATTGTGATAGATACGATTTTGCAATATATGGTAACTCATATTTAGGTGCACCAGTATCCTTTATTTTTGTTGCGTTCAAACCACCGAAGAACGATGTGAACTCATCATAATTAGACACGAAAATTGGTTGGAACGCTGGACCTTGCGTTGTTTCTCCAACGAGACCAAGAGTTGTTACACCAACTTGACGTGTTACGAAAGTTAAATCTTTTTCTGAAGTATACACCCCAGGACTTACAAATACTTTATCAGCCATTCTTTATTTATTTTTAATATTTATTATTTTCAGTTATTTAATAATAAATATGTGTGGAAAAAGCAAAAGAATTTTTATGGAGTAGAATACTCCATAATTAGTATGATTTTTTTCTACCTTTTATCATACTTATATATAAAAGGACTATGAAACGTATTAAAAATCTAAAAATAACCCCTACAACCCATAAAATATTAAAAGAATATTGCCAAGAAAATGGACTTAAGATGTTTGCGTTTGTTGAAAAAATAATTAAAGAACAATGTAAAAAACCAAAAGACTTATATGGTGAATGACTACCAATTATCTAAATCTGTTGCCGCAGTCTTAAATCCAGCATTATAAAGTTTCCTTAATTTCTCTGGATTTGTATCATACAACTCCTTTATTATGGAAGGTATGAATATTTGTTTATTTTTTATTTTCTTATTATTACTTAATAATAATTGCTCTTCCTTTTCATCTCTCTTACTAATTTCAATTACTGAAATGTCTGTAAATCTCTCAAATACTTTTATCATATTCTTATCCTCCCATTCCCTGTCAAGTATGTTAGAATAATTTTGCGGTCTAGCAAATACACTAATAGTTTCTTTTATATTTTTAAGTTCTTCTAACGCCCATGCTGAAAGAATATGATTTCTAACACCACCATCATAAAGTATCATATTATTATGATAAACAGATTCAACTGCTAAAGGTATACTAGCACTAGCTATAGTATATGTTAAAAAATCATAATAAGAGTATTTTTTTTCTTTTAAATTTATTATAATCCTAGAACCATCTATAAAATTAACCGAACCTATCCATACATTAGGGTAATCACCTTCTTGATACCTTTTAAATTCATTTTCAGATATAACACTAGCTAATGTTTTATAAAGATTATTTTGAGTCCCAAATGAAGTCTTACCTAGTATAGCTCTACTCTTAGCCCTAAACGTAATCTTATTATCTTTATTAATTGGTTTTTTATCAAAAATATCGTCAAGTGTAAATGTTTGTGTTAAATTCCTAAGACCATCCCACTTCCTCATAGCTATAGGTATACCTAATAAAGCGCCAGAACTAACACCAGTTATATCAGTTGGTCTATATCCAGCAACATTATAAATATAATCAGAAGCACCAGCTAATCCAGCAATTTTTGTAGCTGCACCAGATAAGTTAAGAATATATTTATAATCTATTGCCATTATTTATTTTTAAGTAATTCTGTATTAGTATTAATACCTTGCTGTATGTTTATTGGTATCATTAACCCTTCAGTTATAACTGTCGTACCACTTGATTTGTTATTAAACTTAGTTATACCTCTAACGTGAATCTCACCATCAGTGCAACCAGTCAGTAATTGACAATTACCAGCCATATATTCTGCGGTAATTGATGAACCACTTTTAATATCATACCATTTAATTCCACCACTCCATTTCCTAACTGAAAGAGATACATCATTTCCTATGAAAAATCTTGGTGAATTAAATCCAGGTACATGTGATACACAATTATCTATTTCAGTTTTAACACCATCATCAAAACTTAAATCACCAGCAATACCACAATTATCAAAAATACCTTCCATACCCTCAAGTCCAGTATCTAAAACACATTTATTTGCGTTTATTTCACCAAAGTAATGACCCCTTAAATGTACTTGATTAAATGTGGTACCACTAATATTAACATCTTGTATATCGCAAACATCAGTTATATTACCACCAAAGATAATAGAATCATGTATTTCAATATTTATAGGTACTTCACCAAAAATATGATAAGAAAAAATACCTCTTGATTGTGCTATAGCTTTAGCATCAACTATATTATTAACTGGTTGCGCAAGCGTACCAATAGGATATGTTGTACCACTAACACCAATTTTTGGGTTTACATTTACTATACCACCATAATCAAGTGCCTCAGCAATAGGGTCATCAACAATTACCGCATCTGAGTTTCTATTACTAACCGATGAACCAGAACCAACAATAAATGGAGACGTACCTACGTTATCAGTATATAAATTTGTTTCAAAATCGACATCTTCGTTATTATTAACCCTAACTTGCCAATTATTGGTAAGGAAGAAATATCTAGGGGCAAACTGTCCTGGAATAGTAGGGTCACCCCCAAAAGTAGTAAAAGCTTGAAAATACTTAGAATTATCACTATCCCTAACCCACTGCTTCCATCTTGAATACATATCCTGTACATTAACATTGGTAACACCAGGGTTAATGATAATTTCTCTTACGGCTCCAGAAAATGTAAAATCAGCTGCGGGCATATTATTCTAATTAAATCTTTTTATTATATAAAATTATTTTTGAACAACACCAGTATTCATTTGTTCAGTAAGTTTTCTACTTATCTCTTCATAATTAGTCTTAATTTCTTGACTACCCTTTTCCATATACATCATAATTTGTTGTGTCTTTTGGAAAATTTTATTCGGACTAGTATCCTTATCAAATATAATTGCTTGTAATTCTCTAACCTTAGACATTGCAATATCTACGTTGTTTGTTTTTTTATTATCCATAATTTTTTAATTTATTATTATTATTATTATTATATTTAAATTTAGTTAATTATTTAAGGATTTAAATAGTTCCTATCAAGTAATTGGTTAATAGGTATTGAACCATTTGAATTTACCAATTCAAAATTTTTAATTCTACCACTCGGCTCATTAAATACGTATTCTACATTAAATACTACAATATCTACAAATGTACCAGCTTGATAATCATATGCGTATACAAATGTACCACCACTAGTGTTTTCAATACCACCCACCTCAGTTGTTGTACCAGCATCAAATATCCTAATCTCACTATTATCCACCACGTTTGTAAGTGTAAGTGTAAAGGCATTAATTACTGTTGTATTAGCCCCAGTACCATTCCTAATTGTAGGTGAATCACCACCATCCGTAATATTAATTGTTATATCACTAGATGAATTATTATATATTGCAGCACTTGTTGTACCAGAAGCCCCATAACCTATAAATTTATTATTACTAAATGTAAAACCTGTTGACGTACCTGGTAATAATTCAATTGCATGACCCTCATTAAACTCAAATACTGAATTAGATATATCTTCTGGATTATTGGTTCTAATATAAGATGTGAAGCCAGTTGCATTCGCAAGTACTGTAACACCATCAAGTGTTCCACCACTTTGATATAATTGTTGACCATCAATAATTGTTGTACCAGTAAGTCCAGCATTTGATGAAAGAGTAATATTCTTAGAACCAGACCATACACTGTTAGTATCACCAAATGTACTGTTAGAATCAATATTTAAATCCCACCTAACTAGGTCAGAATCAGCTGAGGCAATATTTGAAAGTTCAAAATTACATGTTGTTCCAGTCCCTTGAACTATAATTTCATAGAAGTCATCAGCTACTAGTTCATCTGCAAAAATAACTGCCGTAGCTATATCATTAAAAACAGTGGACCCGTTATTAGCACCAATATACAACTTACCTTTACCTAAAATAGCACCGTTAGAAGAAGTCCACCAACCATAAAAATTAGTATCCTCATCATCAATCCTAACTTCTTCAAATGTATTAGGTGTTCCAACTGTACCACCACTAACCTGTAAACCCAAACCAATCGTCATTTGGTCTAATTGAAAATTGTTAAAGTTACCCATTATGTTACCCTGTCCAGTTGTATCCAAAACTCCACCAACCTCAGT